GGTATACTCTCCTAACTTCTTCCTATATAATAGAAACTAATTTTCAACCAGCGCCTGTATCTGCAGCATCTGCCCTACCATCTATTATCTGCCTGCTGATTCCTGTCTATTCCTTACCTTTCGCAATGCCTTTCATTGCGGACCTTTCAGATAAAATACTACAAATACTACGCCTATGATACAATCTTACTTATTGTAGCACTTGGGAAAGATTAATTCAACGGGTTAATGAAAAATTAACATTTTGGACATAAACTCAACGTTTTTACAGGGTTTCCCGGGTTTCGTGTGACTTTACTGTGTCTAATAGGGCAGTATATATAGGTAGAAAATAGCATGAAATTTTGGCGGGCCCGGTATTCCGGAACCCGCCTGCATCATGATTTTTTCTTGTTCATAATCTGTTCACATTTGTTTGATATATTCCATGTTTGGAATCATGTGTCTATCTTTTCTTTAACCCCATTGTCAACCGGCACATGTTTTCTCATAAACGAGGCCGGCAGAAAACTGTCAGCCTCTCCTCTTTTTCAGAACATGCGCACCCGAACATTTGGTATCTGCCTCCCTCACTCTCCGCCTTCCGCCTCCCCTATCCTGATGGCTAAATCCAAAACAGTAGCGGCTGTCTCGTCACTGATGAAATGAATATGATTCATCATAATATCATTTATAAGCAATCTCATTTCACAAAACATGTCCTCTGCCGCCTTGGCAGACTGATATTGTACATAAGCTCCTTCAATCATAACTTTATACCTCCCCACCGTTTATATATATATAAACGCTTTTTTCGGTATTTTTCTCCATACATTTTTTACTTGTGACAAATTCAGTAAGCATGTGGCTGTGAACAACAGTTCAATTTTCAATTAACATTGAGGTGTTTTTCGTTACTAATAACAAAAGACGCCATTATGGCGCCTTAAAATTTTTCCAGTTAAGAATTAAACCTGCTACTTTTTTGTCACAGAAATCACAGTTCCAGTGAATGCTTCTGTTTCTTCCAGTTTTCCTGTATAAACAACAGAAACCGTATCCCCTTCTTTGACAGAAGATAATCCTTCTGGTTTTTCTCCTTCAAAGCTAAGAACATAATCCACTCCATCCCCATCGGTGATAACAAACATAAAATCCTTAATGTCACTGATAGTACCTGTAAGAGTGGATTCTTCTTCAGCCATTCTATTTTCACCGCTTTTAGTGGAAGACACATCAAGCGTACTTTCCGCTATCGAAGTGCTAACTATCTGTGTAGGCGCTGCGGAAGATACTTCACCTTTCTGCGCGGAACATCCCACAACCAACATCAAAGTTACACAAGTAGCTACAAATACATTTCTTTTCTTCATTATCAAATCCTCCTTTTTATAATTTCATAATATTAGACGTATTGTCTTTCAAAAAAGTTGCAGATTTTAAAAAATTTTTTTAAGTTATCTTTTTATTTTTCCTATTCATACTTTGTCTATATTTAGTCGATATAATATTTTCGTAGATGTCACCATCTATGCCCCCGAATATTTTGTACATGGATGGGTCTGGTCCTATGGACTAGACCCATCTCCTCTGTTATCCCCATCCTTATCTGGCATCAGTGTCACCACGTAAACACGTACCGTCGATTTACCATGTCGTACTCCTCCGCAATCCGGAGCACACCCCTGGCATCCGTAATCATGCACTTGCCCTCGTCGCTGCCCTTGACTGGACAGAGTACGAAGGCCTCGCCGGCGGGGTATTCTATAAATTGATATTAACAAGACATCTGTCAATATTTGAACAAATATGTTATAAAATGTAGTTTTTCGCAATTTCACAAATGGTGAATTATTTTTCACTTTCTTATTGATTTTCAGAAAAAATGGGTTATAATAAAGTTACATATAGTTGCGTATTATTAAGTAAAGATACGCACAGGTCAGTGCTGTCTTACATAAGATAAAGTGCCAGCGATATTTAGGAGGTGATACGTATGGCAACAAAGAGCTTCTTGAAAGATATCAAAATACAGGATAAGCAACTTGCCCATACATTTGTGGAAGCATTAGGCCAAGCAGAAATTTCCAAGTATAAGCAGGTACAGTTAACGCGGACGTGTACAGAACTTACAGGAGATAAAATCAAAGAATTCTTTGATAGAAAATAACATGCCACAATTTGCAACGAAAACACATTTTGTACAGATTAAATTAAATGAACTAATAGAGGCCATAGGAGAGGAAAAAGTAAAATCAATCCTCTCCTCTTTCGTGTGTCCTCTTAATAAGGATGTGGAAGACTTTTTGCGAAATAAAGCTATTGTGTTCTCTGCACGCAATTTTGCAAAAACGAATTTGGTGTTTTGGGAAACCGATGATAAAAAGGCGATGGAGTTAGTTGGATACTATGCCATTGCATCAAAAGTTATCTGTATTGACCGCGGATCCGTTAGCAGCAGAGAGGCGAGAAAACTCCGTGAACATGGGATTTTTAACGAGAAAACCAACCAGTACATGGTTTCTGCGCCATTAATAGGACAATTGGGGAAAAATTTTGCCAATGGAAATGATTGTCTTATTTCCGGTACAGATTTATTACAAATGGCAATCGAAAAAGCATATTTAATCCAAAACGAAGTCGGTGGAAAGTTTGTTTATCTGGAATGCGAAGAAGAAGAAAAATTAATACGATTTTATGAGAAAAACAAATTTAAGGTCTTTGGTAGAAGGAAACTGGATGGAGATGAAACAAATATTAAAGGAAAATGTTTAGTCCAATTGTTTTGCATGTTATAAGAAGAAGGGGACGCTGTAATAGTGTCCCCTTCGGCATTTTTTCGTAATAGTGTTTTACAACATAGTGAGAAAGTACATCTATGGATGTGCCGTTGCGTGGTTTCCATTTTAGCTCGAAGTTGAAGATTTCATTTAGTAGCTCCCTTATGGTCCGGTATAAGTGTTCTCAGCTTAAAACTCCCCTATGTACTGTTCGCCCTCCGGCGCCACATACATGGCACATTCCAGCGGATGTCCGGCCCGCGGCTCAAAGTAATAATCCTTACCACCAATTACATGCCAGCTGGTCAGTGCATATCCATCCGGGTTAAAATAATACTTGTGATGGTTTATAATCTGCCAGCACTCCTTGTAATACTGTGTGGTGCTGTATGCATACCACCATCCATTACTATCATGGTGCCATCCTGTCTCATACTCCGGCTGCTCCACCAGAGACCAGTCAGGACGTCCATAACCATCAATACGGCTGTTATCTAAGCTGTACTCTTTGCAGCACACCTCTCCGCCGTTGGCAACCACCTCGTTACCAGCGCTGGTGTTGCCCTCAATGGTCCTAACCTTGGTCATGGTGACCTCATAGACGATGCCTGTATGACAGATGCGCTTGGAGTTTTTAAAAAATATCTGGTCTCCCGGCTGAGGGTTGTCCTTATGGTACTGGCCTCTGGACTTATAATACTGGGCGGACGTAGGGGTATAGGCTGAAAAACCGCCTCCCAGAAGCTGTCTGGCCGTCACCTGCCCAAAGGCCTGGACGAAGCACCAGTCCACAAACATGTCACACCACGGCTGCCCCTGAAGGGATGGATACAGGTCTCTGGCATACTTGGTGTAGTTGCTGCTGCCTGCATTAGCGGTCTTGCTGTCAAGCTGGCTGTTACTACGTTTCTCCAGATATCCAATCTCATTCTTTGCAACATTCAGTAATTTATCTATTGATTTCATAAAGCCTCCAATAAAAAAAATAAGGCCCGGGGCTATTCCCAGGCCATGAAAAGTTGTGACGTCACAAGTTGCGATATCGTAACACCCGCTTAACCCCGCGGCGGGAGATATGCGGACCACATCCTCTCAGGTATCCATTTTTGTCTTATCTTCAACCTGCCCCTTAATCATCCTGGCCAGCGGCATTAAAAATGGCGGCATGGCCACGCCGATATCCAGCAGATTTTCCAGGATGCTGATTATCTCATTACATATAAGCCATACTGCCACGATGGTAGCAACCACGAAGGGCAGTTTAATAGACAGTCCTACATACTGGCCGGCATAATTAATCAGCACATCCATAGCCCATCCTAATCCCACCAATATCCACATACCTATCTTCTTGACGATGCCCCACAGTCCCTTGTCACTGGTCACCAGCTCATTGCGCCGTTTTGATGCCAGGATACCGGTTATGTAGTCTGTAAAATTCAATCCAGCCAGTATAAGCACGGGAACTGCCAGAATTCCCAACCATCCAAAAATCATGCTAAATGCTGCAACAAACGCTGCTTTCACCTTATCCATTTTAATATACCTCGCCCTTCTTTATTTTGTGTAGTCCTCTCCGGTAATCTCCTTGTAGTCCGCCTCGGACAGTTTACCCGCGGCCACCAGGGCCTTAAGCCGGTCAATGTCCCATAATCTCGGGTAATACTTCTGCGCCAGTCCTTTTACATCCATGGTCTCACCTCCTATAAGTCTGTCCCGGTCATCACAGCCAGGAAATCAATGTCAGCCCTGTTATGCTCCACCGCGGCCTCTACACCCGGCTGGGAGAGCGTTAGGAGCGCCACACGGCCATATACAGCCTCCGCAGTGACGGCTCCGTCCTCTCCGTACTGCTCCGGGGTAATAAGATAGTTGTCATCAATACTCTTTGGGTCATTCAGTACTGTATAACCATCGTACATCAGCAATGTGCTGCCATCATTATTGACAGTCTTAATCTGCTCCGTGGCTGCAGCATCCGCAAACACGGTCACGATGTCCTCCAAGGGTTCCTCCGCCTGGAAGATAAGCTGCAGAGTGTGGGGTGTGGAGGACGTGCCGCCGATGACCAGCGGGTACTCCTTCCCGTTTTTCAATACAATCTTTTCATTCATTTATTTTTCCTTTCCGCCCAGCGGCCTTCCGGGCAATAAAATAAGCCCCTGGTTTAGGGACTTGGCTTGCGGGTTACAATTTTGGGAATAGGAAGCTCATTCTTTTACTCTCTGTTTTTTTATCCCCCTTTATGGTAAAATCCAAGTAGGAAGGGGGTGAAAATCATGTACTACATTTGCGCTACATATGACGATGGAAAATTTGTGGAATGTAATAACGTTACATCAATCTCTTTTAACGGAACAAGTAGTCTTATAACTGTATCCGAAGAGAATCTCTTAACACAAAATATTCCATCAGGCAAAACATTGTGGGTGAAAACGCAAAATGGTTCTTATACCGTTCGCGGCGACGGATTGCGTGTCATCGAAATAAGGAAAGAGTAACTCTACACAATCACCTCAATGCAAAACTCAGCATTGGGGTGACTCTTTTTTATTACCTCAATCACTTCTAATGTTTCTTTTATTTTATCTGAACTTCCTACCTTAATTGTAATCATTATTGGTTTCATAATTCCTCTCTTTCTGCTGTTTCAAGGACAGCTCCTATATTATTCAAAATAGGGACCTGATTTGCAGGTTACGATTCATTTTTTCTTATCACAAATAGCAATTTAGATATTACAAATCAGATAGCCGAGGTAGAAAATAGCAATGCCTATATACAGCAGTCAGGGAATGGAACCAGGTCAGTTTACAAACATGGAAATTTGATACATTTAAGATTAGGAATCGTTGTAACAACGGGAACCACATCAACAGTAACCATTGCTAGAATTCCATATTCATCAACTGACTCAACAAGTATTTTAGTTCCTGCATGGGCAACATATCAATCACCCGCTTTCCTTACTGTGTCAGTAGATACCAGAGGAAATATAATAATACGTGGGACACAGAGTGGAGTTTATGTTGCAGATTTAATATATTTTGCGTCAAATATGTAGGTCGGGTATATGATCATTAGCGGTAATAAACGACAAAGCTGAAATTTGATTTATTATCTGCTGCGTTTATAAAAACAGAATTTATCGCAATTGTACTGGTGATGGCTATAACTATTTTTACATCCCAACCAGATGCGTCACGCCCACAACCAGTCATCCAATTACCAGTGTTTTTACCAAGCTCTGCTTTTAATATATTGACACCACATGTATATGCGTTATCAGAAGTACGGTAAATCTTAATCATCAACTCATTATATTTTTCAGGTAATGGGCAAGTATCTGTGGCCTTATATGTACCATTTAATTTCCATTCTAAATTGCTATCTATGCTATCTTTTACCTGCTTAAGGTACGCGCTGGATGGGACCTTATTTGTAGCTGTGGACTCCACCTGCACAATAGCTGTCTTTTCCAATAGCTTAGTCATAACCTTATCGGCAATGACATCAATCAAGGCCTGCACAGTACTACTTTCTCCAGCATTTACAGCAATGCCCTGGGTATCCACCGCGGTCACACTGGAGGCGGACATATCTACGTTATCTAATCCAGCAGCCAGGGCGTCCAGCTGTCCTTGCACATTCGTGCTTCCAAGGTTATGTGTATCTGTTGCTGACACTGATGTGGCCGTCCCGTCAAATCCCCCCATTCCCGCAGCAATATCCTCCACCGCTTTTGCACTTGCCGCCGCATCTGCCGCGCTCCCGGATGCAGCGGACGCTGAACTGGCCGCCGCGGATGCGGAACCCGCTGAGGCCGTGGCCGATTCCTGGGCAGATACCTTTGCGGCATTGGCCTCCTGCAGGGTCGTATTGGCCTCTGTGATGGCTTTCTGTACCTCCTCCGATGCCTTAGTGGCTTTCTGGCTCGCTCCGTTGGCAGTAGTCACTGCCTCATCCACATGGGTTGTATTAGTCTCAACTTCTTCGTTGACCTTCTCGGCCAAGGATATCATACTTTCCCGAACATCCCGCCCATACACCGCAGCCCTGAAGTCATTAATCTCTTTACTGATGTCAGCCATCGTTTATCACCTCTTTCTTTTTTCCTTGTTAAACGGTCTATCTGCTTCTGCTGGGCCTGTATTGCACCGGTCAGAAGAGCAATGTAATTCATATAGGGGATACAGTAATACCCATCCTTATCTATGGATGTCAACGGCAGGTCAATCCCCAGCTGCTTCTGCAACTTCTCCACGTCCTGGGCCACAAATCCCATCATCGGCTCACCAGTCTCTTTCATTACATATACTTTGGGATGCAATCCAAGTACCAGTGCCAGAGACTGCCCGTCCTTTAAAGGTTGTATTCTTTTCTTCTTTCGCCGGTCGGATGTTTCGTAGAATGACCCGTGGAAATCACCCATGAAACTGCCGTGGACATAGCTGCCTGTACTATACATACCACCTATGTTAAACGATGCCCCGCTGGCCATTATTTGGTTCGCAACCCGGAGCGTATTAACATTAATCAGGTTGGCTCCCACCGTTGTATTATTACTTGTACCGTCAAGAGTAAGGACACCACCGGATGTCAGCTTGAATCCTGGCAGTGTGATACTGCCTGATGTCATGTTGATGTTACCCTCATTGATTGTTATTCCGTTCTTGTCAAATCGCGCCAGCTCTTCCCCATCAGTATTTTTTATTATTATGACTCCATCTTTACCAAGTCCCTTCCCACCAAGCTCCAACGTCCCTCCACGGATTCGGTCCGCCAGCATCTGACCGGCAGTGATAAAATCAGCCACCAGGTTCCCGTCTATGGTCCATGCATTCTTATACGGTCCATTGATGCCGGTTGTCGAAAATCCGATGCCATTCTGATTGAACTGGATTACATTCGTAGCGGTCTCTTTATCCGGCGTGTTCATGATGAGGATACGCCACGGTGTGGTCGTATTCCCAGTATCAGGTTCTATGTTGTCAATGACGACATAGCCTCCCTTACCTCCCATAATGAGCTGTGTGGCATTCTCCACCCTGCGGTTAATCTCCTGGGCCGTATCTTCTGCCACCTTCTCAATGCGCTCAGATACAGCTGTCTGGTTCTTGACCGTGGTGCCAGTCAAGGTCTCAGTCTGCCGTCCCAGTGTGATACTACCCTGTCCAGGGTCAAGCAGATTAACTTCTCTTCGTGTAAGCAGGAACTTCTGATTGATTCCATGAGGGTCACTGGATACATCCGTCCAGAATCCTAATTGAAATTGTTGTACGGTGCTGTCTATGGCTGCCAGGTCCACAGCAGATACTTCCATGGAGGCAGGAAGGGTTGAAGCCTCTTTGAGGTATTCCCTGGACTTAGCAAGCAATATACCAGGTTCCGTCACGTCGTCCCATTTCTGATATCCCCATATTCTCCCGTACTGTTCCACGGCTTCCGCGTTCTCGATGTAGTCTACACCTCCATTAACGGATGTGATATCTACTGCCCTGGACTGTGTCTCCCCCGACTCATCCTTGTACTCCATGTCTGCCCCCTGAGGAATCAGACATGTTATAATCTGCGTGGCATCTACATAGTGTGTCAAATCCAGCAGGTTCTCCCCGAACCGGATTACCTGGCTGTTAATCCCGCCGTAATCCCACAGATAGTCCAGATAACGCACTCCCGCCTCATGCCTGACACGGAGATATCCGCCAAATGATTCCGGCAACTGCCTCAATAGTGTGAGCGTGTCCGAAAAGCCCTGGACGGTCCACTCTTTGTATCCGCCATCCCCACTCACCACTATATTTCCTTTTTTAATCTGCCGGCTGGCGTTCACCTGGCTGTTGTGTACGTCAAGAAGCTGTCCTATGTATCCGTCTATACCTCCGGTATACGTAAAGGGGCGTTGCTGACTGTCCAAAAGATACGTCAGCTCTCCCTCACAGGTAACCGCGACCATATTATCAAAGTCTTGTTCCGGTCTCCACATCCGGCCACAGAATACACATGCGCCATCATCATAAACAATCACCTCAGACGTCAGGACTTTCAATTGCTTATAATATGGATGCCCTTTGTACACCCGGAATGTGAAAGAGCCGGCGCTTCCCATCTCCTGGGTAAGCACTGGCTCAAATATCCGAAGCATATCATCAAGCGGCTCGTATATGGGGTATTCTCCATTCACGTTTTTTACATATACCCGATACATTTACAATATTCCTCCCCTGTACGATATGGTAACCGTCCCGGTCCCGGTGAACATGAGCACGTTCTCCCCTTCCTTTATAACGATGTCGTATATCTTATTCGTTCCTTGTTTCAGTTCATAGTCCTTGCCGCCATAGCTCACCGTCATAGCAGCTGATACCGTAATTTCAGGAATAACCCATCTCTGCGTGCCTGGGACGTTAATGGACAGGCTGCCACTCACCTCCAGTTCCTTATAATCACGGATTACTCCTTTCTCGAAGGAGAATGATTCCCATAACCAGTCCTCGTCTGACGCCGTAAGCTCATACTTATAAGGGTCAGCATTCACGCTGATAGTGAATGTTCCCAAGGTCCTTGCTCTGGAGTATTCAGATACCGTCATGCGCCCGGCATAATAGTACATCGGGTCATCATCGAATATTAGTTTTCCTTCTCTGCCGTGGAAGTTTCGTAGGACTTCTGAAAACACCTCCGGCCACTTGTCCATCGGATAACCGCATCCAAAATTAAGAGTAATTACCCTCCGTTCATATATAATCCGGCCCGCAATCGCTGTGGAGAGGTCCAGGGAGCCATCGGCCCCCGGAACATCCTGATAGATTGTCTTTGGTACCGGCGGCTGAACACAATGTCTGTTTGCCAGTGCCATCCCATAAGTTGACAGCATGTCAATGCCGTTTATGCTCACGCTTTGATGTATCATCCTATCCGCTCCTTAAGGGCCTGTACCTGGCCCAATTTCCGGTCCATTTGTCCCGCAGTCTTGCCCACCAGGGCCTTCCCGTCCATCATGACGTACTTTTGGGAGGCAATGTCCGGAAGATATGTCTCCAGCAATGAAATGACCTGCTGTGTGACGCTGCCATTCTGTTCCCCGCCGCCTGACATATCCATGGTCATGACGTCCATACTCCCGGCCAGGGCTGCCATCTGGTCTGTTACGCGCCACATATTTCCCCTAATACCTTCTTCCAGGCCCTGCATCATATGAGGCATCCATTCTTCGTAATAGCGGAGCGGCCCCTTTTCCGGTCGGGTGAAATGCAGGTAGTCAGAGACCGTGCCCGCCACACTCCGGCAGGCTGCCTCTACCTCGGATGTCTTTGCATTAATTCCCTGGATGAATCCGTCCATCATATCCCCAGACCAGGTGTTGGCCAGAGGGATAAGCGCCTCAATGGTTGCGGTGATTCCTTGCGACATTTTCGATACCTCCTCTATTACTTGTGGGATTTCTTCGGTTATGCCATCTTTAAACCCACCGGCAACCTGATATGACTGCATAATGCTTTCCGCAGTTGCTTCTGGAAGGGTCATTGTCTGTGCAAATAAATCATTCGCCTTTTGTAACTCTTCTTCCGTCATTTTAGCGAATACCGCAACGTATCCAGCACCTTTCGGCCCCATCTCTGCCAGTTTCTGCAATAGTCCCTGGTCAATTCCTCTTTCTGCCAGCTCTCTCAAGTTATCAGACCACTGCTCTGTTCCATCAACCTGAGACTGCATGTTTTCCAAAAGTTCATTTGTGGACATCTTGGTTTTACCGTCAAATTTGTCAAAGGTATTAATCTGACCATATATCGTTTTTTCAAGTCCGTCCTGAATCTTCTGCAGGGCTTCCTGCGCTTCTTCTGCATTTTTTACTACTTCGGAAATGGTGCTTCCGGATGAATCACGAAGTGAAAGCAATGAGTCCTCGATTCCAGAAAATGTTGCCGTTGCCTCAGTCACGGCCTTACTGACTGAGGAGTGGATGGTATTCTGCATCTCCGCTACGGTTCCTGCCCATCCGGTAATGAATCCTTTACCGGACATCTGGCCTATGTACGCGAATACCGTGGATGGAGAATGGATACCTAACTGCGTTTTTGCAGACGTGATTATTTCAGCGCACAGGCGCTGAACGTTTTTCACCACCTCACTCTTTCCCGAAGTGATTCCGCCTGTTAGTCCTGCCGTTATTTGCTTTCCAATATTTGAGAATGCTTCCTGTGGCAGCCCATCTTCTGCAGCAAATTCAGTTTCATTGGCTACATCTGTCATTGCATCAACGACATCGCCCTTCCCACCATCAATTCCCCCTTCAAGGCCAGCATCAGTTTTTTCCCCTACCTTCTCCATTACTTTTGATGATGAGCTGATTTCGAGGGTATCCTCAACTGCACCTACTCCAGCGTCAGCCAATGTTTTCGCAGTATCAGAAATCTTTCCTACTCCGCTTAGAATACCAGCGGCGAGACCTCCGGAAAATTCGGTCCCTGATTTTTCCATTTCTCCGGTTTTACTTTTAACACTCTGAGTTGCATCTGTCAGAGAATTATCTGCATCTTCTGGTATTTTTGCAAGTTCCTGCCGGCTCTTCAATTCCAAACGAACGAGCTCAGCGACATACTCATCGGTAATACCTGGCGCGCCTTCCTTAACTGCTGCCCTTGCCTCAGCTAATTTTGTCTTGTAAGTTTCGCATTGTTTTTCTAGACTCTCTCTCGTAGATGTCTCAGAGGTTTGAAAGTCATTGGTTAACAGATCTAATGATTCTGATATTTTTGCCTGGTCCCCGGAAATTATAGCAGCACTCGCACCCTCGTAATTTGCAATCGTAGAGTTATATCCTTCCAGTGCCGCAGTTGCGTCTGCCAAAGTCTGATTGTTCTCAATCATGTGGTCCTTAAAACCTGCTGTTGTTTCTCCTGCCATTATAAGTTGGTCTTGCAGGTCATATAACTGCTGCCTTAACGTATCATTTGTTCCATCAGAGGCATATTCAGCCATAAGACTATTATATTCTGACTGCAGTTCGTTTTCTTTTGCAAGCGCTTCATTATAATTCTGAGTTGCTGACTCTGAATTCTTGGTTGCATCAAAAAGTGCCTCCCTTGCCTCCTTTTGCTCGACAATAGCCTCCGTATATGATTCCAAATAGGCATTCAGTGTGGCCTCTGCCTTTTTCTTCTCAATGAGATTATCAATCTCTTGCTGGAGCCCCTGATAATCTTTGATGACACCATCGACCATGTCAATCTCAATTCCCAACGCATTTTTCAATTCATTGACTATAAATGCAGCCCTGACCTCGTAACCTTCATTGATTTTTCCATTCTCGTCTGTGATATTTTGTAATTCCTTCCACAGCTCCTTCTCTTTTCCCGATTGCGCCTCTATAACAGATACAGATTCCTGTCTATGTTGTGACAACTCGTCATAAGCATCTTTCAGTTCTTCTACTTTTTCTTTATTCTCTTTTTCTGTCTCGGTAAGCTCCCGTACCTCTTCGTAATAGTTAACCATATTATCCCGGGACGCAATGAATGCACCCCCAAGGACACCAACAGCCAATGCAGTTAGGAAGAGCGGGCCTCCGCTCGCAGATAGGGCAGTCAATGACCCTGATATTACAGGAACCATCTTCAACAGTGCACCAATCCCGGTAGAAAGCTTCCCGATGGTTATAAGCAGGGGGCCGATAGCCGCAACAATTAAACCAATTTTCACAACTGTCTCTTTTTGGGTTGCATCCAGTTTATTAAACCAGTCTGTCCATTCCTGTATCTTTGTCACAAGCGCCCGTATTTTAGGTATCAGCGCGTCTCCAATCGCGATTGCCGCCTCTTGCAGCTGGCTTTTGAGGATGGTGAGCTGTCCGTTGAGATTGTCCTGCATGGTTTCCGCCATATCCTCCGCCGCGCCCTCTGAGTTGGCTATGGCATCCGACAGTTTCTTGTAGTCGTCCTCACTGGCATTGATAATGGCAAGCATACCGCTCATGGCTTCCTTACCAAACAGGGTTGCCGCCGCTGCGGACTGCTGCTCCTGGGTAAGCCCTTCAATGGCCTGAGTCCCCAGAGCAAGAGCAAGGTTCTGTGCTACCTGTACTTTATTGGTCTTTTTGGTCACCTTGATTCCCAGTTTATCCATTGCCTGTTTCTTAAACTGTGCCTCGGACATGTCCTTTATCTGCTCCTGACCGGCATACATGGCAAGCTGGAAATACTTTTCCTCCTCTGACAATCCCTTAAGCGTGTCCCCGTACCCATCCGCAACGGCCTGCTGTTCCAGGGTGGCCAGGCGCTGGGCCTTCTGTTCCTCCGTGGTGACAGCAAAGGATTCGCGCAGAATCTTCAATGTTTCATCCAGGGATTTCATGGAACCGTCCTCATTGGCAATCTCAATCCCCAACTCCATCATGACGCCTTCCATGGCTTCGGTCGGCTTGACCATGTTGGTGATGGCTGCCCTCAGCTGTGTGCCGGCCTGGCTGGCCTTGATTCCGCTATTGGCCATCAATCCCACTGCGAGAGCCGTATCCTCCATAGAATACCCCAAAGAGCCACAAACAGGTGCCACATACTTGAATGTCTCGCCCATCATCTCCACATTGGTATTGGCATTGCTGGAAGCAGCCGCCATAACATCGGCCAGGCGCCCGGCATCCGCTGCCGTGTATCCCATACCAGTAAGGGCGTCCGTCACGATATCGGATGTAGTCGCCAGGTCTGCTCCAGATGCGGCTGCCAGGTTCATGATACCGCTGATACCATTCAGCATATCGTCTGTTTTCCACCCGGCCATTGCCATATAACTCATAGCGTCTGCGGCCTCAGATGCGCTGAATTTCGTCTCTGCGCCCATCTCCCTGGCCTTATCCCTTAACTGGTCAAACTCCTCACCCGTGGCCCCACTGATGGCTGACACATTAGACATGGACTCGTCAAAGTCTGCCGTTGTCTTTACCGCGGCAGCCCCCACGCCGGCCACGGTAGCCGTGACTGGAAGAAATTTCTTTCCGACACCTTCAATCTCCTGTCCGACTTTCTGGAACTTGTCGCCGGCCGCACTAATCTGCTGCAACGTTGTATTGGCCTTCCCGGCCTGGTCCTCCAGGGATTTAAGCTGCTGCTCCGTTTCAGCAATCTCCCTCTGCAGGGCGTCGTACTGCTCCGGTGCCACCGGGTTCCCGAATTCATCCGATACTTCCTTGGCTGATTTCTGGAGCGTCTTTAATTCGCTGGAGGTTTTCTTGATTTCGTCCTGCAGGGCATCGTACTTCTCCTGTGATATCTCTCCGTTTGCCAACTGCTCATCGGCGTTCCTGGACTGTTCTTTTAGGTCTCCCAGTTTCTTTTTGGTCTCATCTATCTGTTTCTTGATTGGGTCATACTTTTCTTTCCAGGCATCGTAATTCGAGGCTGATTCCGTCACCTGCTTATTTGCCTCTTTCAGCGTATCCAGTTTGCCCTTGGTCCCCTGTACCGCTTCCGCCAGGAGCTTCTGCTTCTGCCTCAGCAGCTCTGTGTTGGTCGGATCCAGTTTCAGCAGCCTCTCCACATCCTTAAGCTGGCCTTGTGTGCTGCTGATTTCTTTATTGACGCCGTTTAATGCCTTGTTTAGACCGGTGGTATCCCCACCGATTTCTATTGTGATTCCTTTGATACGGTCTGCCACGATACCACCTCCTAAAACTTATCAAAATCCTCCTGGGTTGCCAGATTCGGATACTTATAACTATCGTTCTGTGACTCTGTGAACATGTCCAGGACCAGCCCGATGGTGAGCATGTCAAGGTCACTGACCGCTACCCCCAGTTGGACCGCCCGAAGCATAAACAGGGGCGTTGTCATTTCCCGGCTGCTTGGCTTCGTTTTTTTTTGGCCTCCACATCTGTCTCAATGTTCAGATGCCAAAGGTCAAGGAGCTGGGGAAGCACCGTGTAAATGGAAAACGTGTTGAACTGGTCCAGCCACTCCTCCGGGGTACCCGGCTGTTTCGGGTCGGCATGAAGCGCCATTATGTATGCCACATTCTCAAACAGCTCCAGGTCACTGATGGGGACCTCCTCCCCTTCCACGGCCTTTCCCAGACGCATCAAATCCCGGAAGATATCCCGCCGGAACCGCGCCCTGTACAGTCTTGGGATGGCAGCCGATGCCTTGAACGGCACCAGCTTCCCATCAATCTCTATTTCCTTGCTTATCATGTCCTGCCTCCATTATGCTGGGTTGGATGCGGCTGTCTCATAAACCGCATCATACCAGCCACTATAGGCTGCCTCATCCGTTGTATCACCGGTCCGCGCTTTAATCCTCCCATTCGGAAGGGGCGTCGCAGAGATGGTCAGCGTCTCTGTCACCGGCTCAATAGACTCCTCTTTTGTCTGTGACTCCACGGACGGTCTGGTAGCGCTGCAATTATACAACACGTGCCGGATAGCCTTCTCGTCGCCGTCAAACTCAAAAAGCAGGGCAAATGCGGCCTGCTTGGCATCCGCATTCTCAATCAGGACCTTCTTTCCATCCAAGGTCTCTCCCAGGACATCCGTCCGGAAGCTCTCCGGCAGCAGGGCCACCTCCAGGTCTCCCTCATAGCCATTGTTGGCGGCGGCCTGATAGTAAGTGATTCCGTCCGCGTAAAACTTGGAGATGTCGCCCTGCGCATCCAGGGCAATGCTGACAGAACCCCGGATGGGTGACGGTTTGGCAAACGTGATTGCCCCATCCTCTCCCGTTGTCTGTGGTGCGTAATGCACGTTCTTAAGGTTGTACTTGACTTTATTCATTGATTAATACCTCCATTTCATACAGCACCTCATACATCTTTTCAGATTCAAGGTACGCCTCTGTTTTCTCATAGAAAAAGCCATGCTCTTTCAGCACGGCCTCCACGCTTTTTTCTGCTTCCAGGTCTTTTATATCCGTATACAGTTCCAGGTCCAGTTTATTGATGCCCTGGTAAACAATCCCGTCAGCAGAAAAGTTATTAGTTTCTGGGTACAGATACACCAGATAAGGCTTCCCTGGTTCCTGCCCCTCCTCAAAGTGATGGTAGGCCGCAGGGAACCCGGATGATTTGACCATCCGGCATACATCCTTCTCTGTCATCGTGATAACCTCCCTTTCAGCCGTTTTTCATAATCCTTGACAGCCTGCTTTTCCGCAGGGCCGATATGCGGGATGCCTTCCACCCGGCCTCCGCCCCGTTTTGCATGGCCTTTCTCCAGCAGGTGTGTAAGGCCAGGTTTTTTCTTGTTATATATCCGAATTCCTATGGATACAGCATTTTCTGATTCCACCTTTGAGGCCCAGCCATCCTTGTAATGGCCCTTTCTGCTCCCAGGCCCATCTGGGGATGTCTTTTTCAGTTCCTTCACTGTCTCCTTTGCTACCGCCCTGGCCTCTGCCTTTATGTCGGCTGCCACCTCAGAAGCATATTCCTCCATCATTTTGGCAATCTCTTTTCCCAGAGAGTCAATCCCAATTCCTGACATGACATCACTCCTTTGCTGTGGCACGGATTTTCACGGTTTCATTCTTATACTGCACATTATCAATGCTGGTGATGTTATAAGCCTTGCCTCGGTGCATCAACCGGTATTCCTTCGTATTCATGGCGCCCAACAGCGGATGATATCGGAAAACGAACATAATTGTGTTCTGGGACTGTGTCTGCGCGGCCTCCCAATACTCGGAGCCTGACAGGTTGTTCATGTAGGCATATCCACGGTAATACTCTGTCCATGACGGTATCTGGTTGCCGATGTCATCCTCTGCATACCCACTTTTTTCAATTACCACTAATTCCCGGTATGCCCCTGCATTCATACAATCACCACCTTACAACAGGTTGACACAATACATCCCCAGGATGGTATCCACCACCCGGTTGACATTGTTCTTGTCCACGGTCATCTGCCTGTTATCGTACATATCGGAGACAAGTACTAGGACGGCAATTGTGATATCCTCATGTGTATCAATCGCAGCCTCATCAAGGCCGGTATATCCCTTCACATAATCCATGGCTGCCGGAAGGAGGATTTCCAGGTACTGCCTGTCCTCCTCCGTCAGGTATGCCTCTTCCGTCCGTATCTGCCGGCAGATGTCCTTAAGTGCTATCTCGCTTGCCCTCATCCTTCGCGCTCCTTCTCGGCGTCACAGGCTCTATATACCCGGCTGCGGTAAGGTCATCCAGGATTATCTGCGTCCGGATGTCCCTGACCTCACCGGCATACATGGATATGGCGCCTGTAAATGATTTCAGTGCCTTGACCTTCATGTCCTGCCTCCTTAAGCGGATGCCTTCATGACCAGTTTGACAATCTTCTGGGCATTCTCGACCTTAGCATCAAACTCCATCCATGCAATCACACCTATGGCATGTTCATCCGCATATCGTTCCTGGAGGACCTGCACGGATGCATCCTCGGACAATTTTACAGCCAGGCCGGACAGGTCCCCATAGTAAATGGCCGTCTTCCCCGCCTCCATTCCGTCCATCTGGTCTGACACATAAACCGGCTTCCCCAGGAGAGTCGTACCGAAGGGGGACGTGATGTCATCCTGCATGAGATACCGGCCATTACCATCCTTCAGCAGACGTAAGGCCGTCCTGGTCGCGCTGTTCATAATGAATACGGCTTTTGCCTGAAAGGCGTCCTTCACTTTGTCCTTCAGCATGATGATTTCATCCATCGTTACGGCGGATGCCGCCGCAGTTTCTACGCTGAGGGTCACGCCCTTCAACCCTTCAACCTTGGCATCAGTTCCATGCAGCAGTTCCGCCTCAAGAAACCTTGCAATCGATTCAGACATTTCATTAACAACAAACAACACGATGTCAAACTGGCTGTTATTCGCCAGGGACTTGGACACTTTGGACAGAGCGCCGGCCAGGTATCCAGTCAGTTCGATATTGGTGAACTTCCCACTGGTGCTGGTAAGGGATTTGAATTCCTCTGCATAGGCCATCCTGATTGTGTTACCATCAGCCGCATAGTACGGGATTGACAGAGTCCCTTTTACATTGTACCGGGTCGCCATCTTATAGATTGGGCAGATGTCTTCCACCTTCTTGATAATCCGGTTTGCAATCGTCTTGGGGATAACGGCGCCGTTATCGGTCTTTGTCATCTCACCAGCACGTTCCTCCAGGACCTCCCCGCGGATATAGGCCGCAAAAGCACGTTCTTCCAGCTCCTCCTGTTTCAGGTCCTCATGTTTCTCTGTGCTGGTAACATTCAATTTCAGGTCCCTGGCACGTTCCAACTTTTCAATAGTGCTGTCCAGGGCCTTCACCTGTTTGTCCAGGTCATCAAACTTCTGGTCCTCTTCCTCTGAAAATGCCCTCTGCTCCGTCTCTGCGGTGGACGTCAGGTCCTTCATCTGCTGGACCAGGTCGGCCCGCTGCTCTGTAAGAGATTTTAAGTCCTCCGCACGATACTGCATGTACTGCCTTACAACTGCTTTCTTTCTCATTCTGCTTTCTCCTTTTCTAATTCCTTGATTCTATTGTGATACTTACTCATATCAATCGTTTCCTTTGCTTCCTTGACCTCCACATAATCCGCTCGGACTTCCAATGGCTCCGGTGTCAGGACCATATCGCCCTCTGCCCTTACCTCAACACTGGTGCCCTCGTAGCAAGGCTGTTTCCTCTCATCAATGATGGAAACCTCCACCAGGTCCATGTCCTCCACGTACCGGCGTTCCAGAGCGTCATGGATATCCTCCGTGCTGGCGTCCCGTTCCCGGAACCCAAAGGACCAGCCTCTGAGTTTCTTCTTATGGGCCTTTTCAATGACTTCCGGGTCCGTGACCTCCGCCCTGGCATGGAGTCCGATGCTGTCCTCATACAGTTCCAGGTTTGTGCTTGTGGAACCCAGGTTTCTGGTCTTGTCATGGTTCAGGAGCAGCTGCACCTCATTGTGCCTGAGCGCCCGCTCAAACACCCCCGGTACAATCTGCTCCACAAACCGTTTCCCGGTCTTACGGTCCCTCATAGGCCGCGAATCTCTGGCCACGGCATTGACATAGCCTTCAATCACCACGCTGTCCGACCTTAGTTCAATCCTCATCTTTCTTTTCACCTTCTTTCTGCTCCGGCTCTGACTCTTTCTGTCCGAGTCCGCCGGTTTGGTTCATATTTGGCATATAAAACTGTTTTGTCACCGGGTCATACAGCACATCCTGCAGACCCAGGCGGACAAAATCCAATCCCAATGGCGGCATGTTCTCCCGCAGACGTATCTCATCAATCTGCATGAATCCGTTCTTACAGGCCGTTTCATAGGCCCGGAAACGTTTTTCAATGTCCCCTTTCGTCAGCTCCGACGTATCCGCTGCAAAATAAAAGGACCCCTTCTCTGATTCAAGAAGCAGGTCCCGGTTCAGGGCACACTCAATTTCTTTTAAGATCGGATTCAGACAGTACTGGACGAAGTTCGTCTTATCCTGCTCCGTGGCGCCGCCGTTTATCATGGCCGGCGGCATGTTGAACAGCTTGCAGATTTCATCACTGTTGGTTTTCTTGTTCTCATTCAGCTGCATCTCCACAGACGTGTTACTGGCTTCCTGGAACTCTAACCCATCGTTCAATATGACGACATTTTCCGTGTTGTTCTGGTAAAGTCTGCGCCATGCTGCCTTTAATGCCTTAATGGCCGGTTCTGCCAGCTTTTTAGCCGACTTGACAAACCCTTTCTTATTGCCACCGGTCTTGACCAGGTTCTTTTCGTACTCCAGGGAATGGTAGGCTACGCTCAGGACTTCACTGTTCTCATCCACCACACTCCTGCCAGAACGTCCATCCTCCGTATTCCTGAGCACTTTCAGAAATTCAAAGGGCTTATATTTCGTCCCTTGAATCATGATGTCATAGTCCTTAAAAATTGGGTCTGATGTGAACAGGAAGGAGACCTCAGATTCCCTGACGTAATGCAGGGACCTTATCTGGTTTCCGGTCCGGTTGATGAAAGCATAACCGCCTTTCCCGGTCAGATAGTCCCTGACCAGCGCCCGCTTGAACTGCACCCCATCCAGGGTGTCCCCGGTATCATCATTTAGCAGCCGGACCCTGGCATCATCCTCAACTGCTTCCAATTTCCCATCCACCAGCCTATAAAGCCGGATAGGGATGGTTGAAACGGTTTCCGCTATCTTATTCACGCAGGCCGCAAAGGCTGGCACATTCATGGCCTGGTCCCTGGTCATGTAGTCATCCGACAGACTGGCCCTCAGTAATGCATCCTCATTGGATTCTGCCTCTTTTTTCTCTGGTTCCGGGTCTGCCCTCAACCGAAAGGACCACATATGCAATCACTCCTCTCTCTGTTGCGATATCGCAACTAACACACCTGCACTGTAAAACCACTGTCGTCAAAGAGGATATCCTGTTGGAGCAGGTACACTGAGTTGATAATGCTCACCACTCCGTCCACCTTCCCCTTGGATTTCTTCTTGTTGACATACCGGTTCATGTTGGTGTCATAGGTACACTTCGCGTTCTCAAAATTAGTCTCCAGCAGCCGGTTCTCCTCGTAATGCCATTTCTGGTTTGCCACCATCTCCGCCAATAACTTGGTGGGAGGATGCAGGGTGTCCGAATGCTGCCGTATTTCTACTGTTGTGTAATCCTTATCCCATTTCTGGGCGCTTGACAGGGCATTATACCGGTCGTAGCCGATTGACTTAATAACCACACCCCTGGATTCTTCCAGGCCTGCCACGTAGTCCTCAATCACGCCGTAATCCACTGTCATATCACCGCAGGCAATGCAGGTTCCCGCGGCAATGGCAGCCCTGTAATCAAACTTCTCAAACTCACTCTTCTCATCAATCCTTCCCTCCGGTATGAATGTCATAGTATGGCTTAATATCGCTCCATCCTCCTCCGCCGACATGGTCACAGAACAGTTATCGTTTGTCATTGCAAGGTCAACACCCACATAAACCTCCCTGCCTGCCCAGTCTATCCGCGGTACCTTGCAGGCCTTCACCTGGTCAATCGGGATGTATGTCTCTGTCCCGGCGCCCTGATAGATGATGTTACAGTGCTTGGTCAGGAAGTTTTCCCGCAGCTTCTCACGGTTGATAGCATTCCGGCGCTTCTTTAGCAGTTCATCCCATACCATCTCAATTTCCAATGCCAGAGGATTTCCATGGGCCAGGATGGTGTCGTCCGTAGCCCAATCTTTTGTATTGTCTGGCTCATAGAGTAGGGCAAACACGGTCTCATCATCAATCAGACTATCCAGGATTTTCTTGGCGTTGTCCACCTCATCCTCCAGAGGGTTGTCCGCTGTTGGGTATTTGGTTGAGATGATAAACCCCAGCTTATTCCGGATGAGCAGCTGGCCGGAACGCATGGCCTCCACCGGGTAGGAGGTGGGAAGCGCTCCCACTTCATCCGCAATAAACACGCTGGGTTCCTTACCATCCATCCTGCTGGTGGAATAATTGAGTGGCGTGTACTTCGTCTTTGTGGGGTTATGCAGGATGTAGTCCCGCAGCACCTTAAACTCATTTTCCTCAAAGACCTCCACGTTGGTTGCCAGCAACGGCTCCAGAGCCTCCTTAATCTCACGGGCCAGCGCCCCATCCGGCGCCACGGAAAAGAACCGGGAATAGGCCGGCTCCAGGTAAAAGAGCAAAATAAAAAGAACAGCAACAACAAATGTTTTGCCATTCTTCCTGCAAATCTCCAGGACCGCCGTCTGGTACCGGCGCATCCGTTTGTCATTCCGATGGACCGTACAGAGGACCGCCGTTATGAGCAGCCACTGATACCCGGCCAGCGCCGAATAGATGGACCTCCCAGCCTTGGGTCCCTTGGCCATCTTGAGCACCTTAAGAATCTTATATATCTTATCCAACAGACTTTCATTGATGATATATTTCTTGTTCTTCCCTTTGTACGTCTGCAAAAAGTCTGCACACTGGAGGATAACGTACCTCGGCGCCTTAATCTTACCCCGGCATACCCCCTCAGCATATGCGACCGCCGGGTGCTTAACCTTCGTCCTCGTCGTCTTCATTGATTAAATCCATGATGGTCTTTTTCTTCTCTCCAGGCCTCACTTTCGCAATAGACAGCTTCGCCCGGCTCTGAGGGGATAGGCACAGCTCATTGCAGCACCGGAAGTATTCCTTTGATGCCTCGGCCCTGGCCATCCGGAAGGAATTCTCAAAGAGCAGTTCCTTCTTATCGTTGGCCTTCCGGTCCAGCTCCTGGATGCGGTCCACAGCAATGGCGGTTTGAGCCAGGATGAACAGGTCCAGGTTACCCAGGATGTCGGCCTCCTGCAGTTCGGCCATGATGTAATTAAATATCTCCATCTGGGATTCCGTCAGGTACAGCGGCGGCACCAGTTTGTCATTCTTCCCGCGGAGCTTATCCTCCAGCTCAAGGCGCTGTGCCTCTTCTTCTTTTGTGATTGTGCCAGTCTTTACCCTGGCTGATTTAGCTGGCCTTGCCATCCTGTCACCTTCTTTCTGGGCCGATATTCTCATTTCTAAGATTTTGTGTGTTTGGAGGTGGGGCGTCGGTGTCCGGAAGTGTGTCTATTTTTTGAACAACTCCCGGGGGGATACCCTACTCTCTACAAATACACCATTCTCTCACTGAAAGTTCTGCGCATGTCTGATGTTTGATATGTGGGTACATTCCGGATTGCAGATTGAGCACAACCTCCTATCACATTCATAGAATATCCTGCTTTCTGGATTCTCAATTAAGTTCTGCCTTCCATCAAATAGCGCTTTCCTTTTCATTGGCTCTCCTCCTGTTCATCTATTATTTGTTTCACCACCTCATACGGTATCTCTCCACTCTCACACATCTCATGATGTATCCCGCACACCGTCAGCAGGTTGTCATCATCCAGGCGCCGGTCATAGTCCGTCTCAATCGGTATGGCATGATGGACGGACAGGTTCTCATAGTTGTATTGCCGGTCTGTGCCGTAAAGGTTACGAATGCACACCTGGCAGAGATTCTTGTCCCGCCGTCGTATCCGCTCCCGTTTCTCCCTCCATTTCCTAGAGCTACGGAACCGGTCTATGTAGGTTATCCTTTTCTGCTGTGGTGGTTTCCTTCCGCAGTCGTATTGACTATCATGAATCCTTCCGCAGTACTTACATGACTTAAGCATATCTATATCACCCTCTATCTGACTGTCCTCTCCACAAAAGGATGCCTCGCTGGTCTGAGAATCACCCGGCAGAGGAAAGCAAAAGGGCCTCCGTTTCCGGTAGGCCCAATTCTTTTCATACATTATAGCAGACCAGCACCCTCGCATTCAATCGCACGTTTTAAAATTTCTCAATGCTCTTGCGTGAATCTTATGTAGATGCTGCCAACTATAATCCATCTTTACAGCTATATTTACCCAGTTCAAATTTCTCAGATATCGGTATGTAAGCAAGTCCTTCTCTACCTCATCCTCCATGGCCTCAATCCGCTTCTGCACCTCCTGAAATGCACATATACGGCTGTACCGGGCCGCGACCAGTTCCTGCTCTATCTCGTCCACCTTCACTGCGTAATCAGACAAATCCTTCTTATCCGAACCATGCGGCATCCCGTCATTGGTGACAGAAGGAGACATTTTATTCCGCCTCAGTTCTTCCAACTGCTCTTCCAGGCGCCGGACCCGCCGCTTCTCCTTCTGATAGGACATCAGGAACTCCTTTTTCTTTTCATTTTCTGTCAATTCCAATTCGATTACCTCCTTACAGTTCCTTGGCCAGCTGATTCAGCTCCGCCCTGGCCTGCACAATCCGCCTCTTGATGGATTCCTTTGTATTGTACTGTTCAGTGTTGCAATACATAGGCGGATATCCGTTCTTGTTCTCAAATGTCTCATATTCCTTGATGCTGTCCACCAGGGTATTCACCATACTCTGCACCATCATGATTCTATTTATTTTCTTCATGCTGCCCCTTCCTTTCTTTAACCCGTAGTCTCTTTTGTTCCCATACCACTTCCAGCTCCATGCAGAATCTGAAATCTCACCTTGTCCCATTCAGCCGCCAGATTGCCGGACTTAACATCCCCATAGTCACCTAGCCGCTTGAATGTATATCTGCCCCGGTATGCTTTTCCATCTGCCGCGCAGTGTTCAGGTATCTGCCGGCCGCAATGAAGCATAGTCTGTATATCCATGGTCGCATACGAACCAACAAGGCGCCCGTAGTCATATACGTTATAATATATCTGCCTCAAAAACATCCCCCTCTCAATACATCAACATAATGCCCTTATCCGTGAGCTGCTGCACAATCAATTTAATCACTTCTGGTTCGTACTTACCCGGATTCTCCTCAAATTCCCTTATCACATATAACAGGTCAGCTACTCCATAGCCCCTGACCGCCTCAAGTTTTTCCTCCACGGTCAGTTCCGATTCCTTCGATACCTTATACGCTCTCACATTATCTCCTCCATTTCCCCAGCTCCGCTCTTCAAGCTCTGTCAGCAGTGCCAAAATAACCTTCTTGCACATCCGGCAGTCATATTCACACATAACCTCTTTGGCATCCTTTACCACCGCGTCCCATTTGTCTGATTCCCTGGGCAACATCTCATCCTTCCATTTATTCCAGAACCAGTTATAACTCTTCCAGAAAATTCCCTTCACCTTCTCGTTATCCATGCATCCTCCTTAACTAAACGGTAACTCCTCGCCTAAAGGTACAGACTCAAACTTCCCGGTATTAGTTCCAAATAGTTTCGCCATTTCTTCCTTCCATGGGTATATCTTATTCTCCCCCGGGCTGTTCCTGAGGCGCTTCGTGCAGGCCTCAAAGAATAGCGGGATAAACTCATCCTGTACGCCGCCATCGCGGTCCTTACATATTTCAATCACATTGGTGGACTGATACAGTAGGTTGTCATCCTTCCACTTGAACATGTCTTTTGTCAATCGCTTGAAGTCATTGTTGACCCTGTGCAAAATAAAAGCATTATCCACACGGTTCACGATATCATTGCTGCCGGACACATCGTCCAGCCGAAGGAACCCAACAGACTTCCTGGGATGCGCCACAAACAGGATGTGGACATTTGCTGCCTTTGCAAAATTCTCCAGGCATTCCACAAAATGACTCTGCTGCTGGTATTTATCGCTGCCCATCTCCATCAGGTTCAGCGCCATCATATTATCCAGAATCATAAGATCAACCTTATGCTCCACAACACACTTGCGTATCTGCTCCATGATGGAACTGAACTCATTGCCGTAATAGTTGTTATAGACGTACACTTTTTCATCCAGCCATTTGGATATAACCTCGTCATAAGGTTCCGGTACCACGTAATAGTTATCATACTGTGTTTCCTTCACATACATCTTCCCGGCGGCCTGCAGAAGAAGCCATTTCAGCAAGTTCTTAGGCTTAAGCTCCCCGCTGAATAGTGCCGTCCGGTATCCCTGCTGGGAAGCCTCAACCGTTATCTGAGAGATGATGCTGGACTTCCCCGCGGCTCTCAGTCCGCTCAGACAGGTAACAAACCCTTTCTTAAGCCCGCGCATCTTCTGATCTATCACATCGACCCCGGTCTTAATGAATTCCTCCGGCGGCTCCTCCATAAGGCGGATCTGTTCCGTGGTAAAGAATACCGGCTGGCCATCAACCATTTTGATCTCCGTCTTCTTCTCCACCACATAATTGGGGTTCTGGTAGTTTGGCTGCCTCTCCTCCCTCACATACTGCCGGTCATAGGCGTCCGGTTCAAACATCCTGCGGACATCCTGCCAGGTCCTGTCTGCGCAGGAGTTGTGGAAACAGTGGAACCCGATGGCGCCGTTAGACATCTTGAATATGCAGGCATCCTTCCCTGTATGGTTTTCATCAAAGGGGCAATGCTCCAGTATGTACTTGGTCCCGCTGCCATAGCTGGCCTTGGCGTAATGCAGGCCATGCTCATCCAGCCACTGGTCCAAATCAAACTCCCTGGGATTAAACCGGTTGTAGCCCTGCGGCTTGTCCGGGACCGGCAGGTAGCCCGCCAGTTTCTGCAGCAGTGCCTTGTCATTCTGTTTTGGGTTCTCCGGCGCCTGCACGATATAACTCATCCTGTGCGGCCGTTCCGGTGTATTGGCCCCTTTCTGCGCCAGAGTACCATACAGCTTGCACACCCGGGCCGGATTGAAGTTGGCCGTGTCAATATCAACCTTGTCGTCAGAGAAGAATAAGGACAGCACTGCCAGGCAGTCCTTGACCAGCTGCTTGTTCTCGTCATTCATTGCCAGGCCAATGCTGTACAGGAGGTGTGCCCCATTCCCGCTAAAGGCCACTATCGGGTCATCAAATCCTGTCCGTTTCATAAAGGCATAGACCTCATTACATTTTTCTTTCGCATAGCCAATCTGCTCCTCGCTGGATGACGTGCCGGCCGCGCGGACCGGATCCATGTCCACCATCAGCCAATCAAAGCAATAGATATCCGAATCAGATGTGTTAGGTTTTGCATTGCGCACAAAACAATTTCTCTGCTGCCTGGAATGGCATTCATCCTTAATTCCGTTCAGCGTGATATACACATTGCTGTTTCCATCCATACGGATTCCCCGCATTGCATTAATACAGGTATCTGTATCTCGGAAATAACCACTCGCATTCCCGCCTCCTGCGGCAATGACCCGGATTTCAAAAAGGCTGTTTTTTGGTTTCATGATGGAGATGGCTTTCCGGATTTCATTCTCATCAAATTTCATTGCAGGATCCTCCCGTCTTTGGTCTTTGTCAATGTTCTGTTTTCCTCGATGAAATGGCCAGTCCCACCATTATCCTGCGTTCTGGAAAGCCAGCCATTGATAAAGCGGTTGATTCCCCGTGCAGTTTTCTGCTTTTTAGGATTACTGTCCAGCCATGTCAGCATCTTCCGCAGCTCATGCTCCACATCCACAGCCGGAAATGCTTTTGACCAATTATTAATCCTATCCCATGGTACACTGTAAAAAGTGCCATCAACAAGAGGAAGAAAAATATCGCTACAGTCTGGAGCGGGCTTGCCCGGCTCCGGACATATATATTTTTTTATACTTTCCTTACCTATCCTATCCTTACCTATCCTATCCTGCGTCAACCAGGTAGACATTTGGTTGTCATTTGTGTAACCAGCGGTATCCATATGCGTGTCAAGTGGTTTACCATTGGTTGACAGACTGGCAACCGCTTTATCTTTATTAAGGGTATACGCACCATTTTCTTTCAGGTACAGCTTCGACTTTTCCTCCGTGTACTGCGTTTCCTTGTACCGGTCGGCCCGGAGGTAATTATGTATCCTCCAATGCTTGATGACACATATCCCATCATCAAACTGAAGGACAAGCCGATCCTCGACCAGCCGGTCATAGTCAGCCTGGGACGCCCCTACGATTTTCATAATCTTTCTGGCATTATTAAGGAACCCATCATCATCCGCGCGCATGGCCAGGTGAAAATACAAAGCCTGCGTTGAAAGCGGCATGTCCAAAAAAGAATCACTGTCTATAATTTTCTTTGAAAACATCCTGCGTTCTGCCAACTTATAACCCCCTTGTCTTTTTAAACAGCCAGTCGCAGTCTGACGGAACATCTGCAAATACATTTTCACACCCATCTATCCAGCGTGATAGATGATGATCCCCGTCATATTTCCCGCATACCCTGCATTCATAGCTCCCCGGTTCATTCATGAAGAAATACCTTCCACAGGAAGCGCATTGGCAGAGGGCGGATTCTACTTTGGAATAATCTTCTCCATTCTCAAATACACGGAATCCTCCATCAGGGCCTCCCAGAACAATCAGCCTTTTCAACTTCCCGGACAGTTCCTTACAATTCGTATACCCTCTGCCAGGCCGTCCAAGATCGACAATGAAATACGCATCCTGATCAGGAAGATAAAAGTCTGCCACCATGTCCAGTTCGCCACTTCTTCCACTTTCCGGACAATATATCCATGCCATATCTATATATTCAAAGAGCTTCGCCCATTGATAACAGGCCTTGTAATACATTCCGAATGTCTGCATCTGCAATATCTCTTCTATTTTCTTTATTATCATCAATAGCCTCCTTTCTGGGCGGAGGATGGTCAGAAAGCTCCGCCCTGTGAGTCCAACACCTCATGCATTCATACCGTGACATATTATAAGCATGTGTTGGGTCGAATTAACCAGTTGCTATATGTAAAGGCTTGCGCCGTTACATCTTTTTATTGACATTCTTTTATGCCCTTGCCATAATGTAAGGGCAGGAATAGCCGCCTGTCCCTTTGGATGCGCATTCAGGGTGTACGTGGTCGAGAACGGATTCCTGCCGGCGGAATCCACATGCGCTGTTTCACAATTAGTGAGACAATGGTTTCCGCTTTTAAATATTCTTCAAATGTCAGTTTAACGGACCAACCTATGTTTATAAGCCAACCACTTCACACCATAACCGTGACCTTTTTCAATGTCAAAATAGCAACCACCAAAGGTCAGCTTATCTTCATTGTGTGGGTAACACTCATACTGCCCTAATCCATCTTTCGCAATCAATCCCAGGGAGCTTGTGCGAACTATAAAATGCCACCTACTCAAATCTGGTCTGTCCAAGACTTCTATCCAGACCGGTTCTGCTTCCATTGTCCGCATTTCCTCCAACGTCAAAGCAACATTCCCGCCCGTGTGAAGAAACTTTTCCATATCTTCGGCTGTCACCGATAACATATAATCTCGGTTTCCGCCCTTATATCCTATGGCAACCATACCGCCATAGCTTGCAAGAAACCCGCTATCAACCAGTGAAATGTTTTTAGTATTCAGGTTTCCGGTAATCTTATTGACAATCACATTAGTTTTTTTCATGCCATACCTTCTTTCTCTGGAAAATCTTAATTTTGCATCATTGCAATGTAATACATAGTTCCACTTTACATTCTTTCGGTTTTGCCTATATCCACCTGCAGGTTTCCGCATTCCGGGCAGTACATAACCTTTCCAACCATTTCATACCTTCCGGAATTGGGGTTGAAATTATCCAGGACAACCAATCGTTCACTATATCCATCCGAATTGTATGTAACGGCCTTCATATCGGTTCCGCAACCATGACATTTCATTCCGTTATCCTCTCCTTCGTCTTAACTTGTGACGTCACAAGTTCCGGATCCGGTCCCTTCACGAATACCACCGGCGCCCAATGGTCCGTCTTATACTGCACCGCGCGCCGTACCTTTGGTAGGGTAAGGGCGGCCCCATCCAGAAGATACCGCAGGGGATGTGCCGGTTCCCGGTGGACCACTCCCTCATGCAGCAGCTCCGTCATCAAGTCAAAGGCTTCCGCATTCCAGCCGCTCCAGAACACCACATGCTCGCAGACATCCGAACAGGACCGCAGTTCACCTTTGTAGTCATATCCCTTCTCTTCAAACAGCCACTGCAGTTCCGCATAGCTGGCCGATTCATTCTTGTTTATGTAGTCCACCACAATTTTCTTTATCTCTTCTTTATTCATGTTGGTCTCCCTTCTGTTGCGATATCGCAATATCCAATATTTGCGTTTATATTTACAATACCTACACTTTTATCTTCCCGGCCCCCATCAGATATCCCAGATAAAATACATACTTCGTGCTATAACTCGTCTGGTTATACTCCGTCTGAAGCTCAACGTTTCGTCCGGCATCCCAGATACAACTGACCAGCATATCGTCAAATACATCCGGAGCTTTATCGTCTATTACAGACCTTATGTATTCCTGTATTACAGGGACAATCCCTTCCGATTTCTTTCTTGTCAGGGCCTCCCTAATCTTCTTCTGACGGTCGCTATATGCCGACATCAGGATTTCATATACCTTCCATCCATAAGCTGTACTGACATGGTCCATCACATCGAAAATAGGACAATCAGGATTATTAATATACGGACTCGGATAGGAAACAATATCTATAAATTTCTGCATATCATCCTCAGGCACATTCCTATTCACATAAAGGATTTGCTGCTTCCCGTCAAACATCACCACGAACTTACCTAACTCTGTGTGATACTCATAATTCAGCTGGAAGCACAGGATAGATGGAAGTTCACCGGGGGCTATGCGTTTAACTGTTATATCCTTCAATTTCATGTCGCTACCCTCCTTCCCTTGCTTGTTCCTCTACCACGTACCTGCCTCATACCCAGGATGAAGTAGTATATATTCCACGCTGCATTTACATGCATACCCTTAAGGAACACTACAATTGCGTTAATCAGACTCTCCTTGACTATGTCATCCTTGCCTGTGGCATGTTCTATGTCCCATCTCTGTTGCACCGGTACAACTTTACCCGTATTTTCAAGAACTGTTTTCAGTAATCCCTTGAGATCATCTATCTCCTCCACAGCGCTGTCATAATTTTCAGCCATCCGGTTATACTGCTCCACTGAAATACACATCATTCTCTGCATTCTGCGGCCTCCTTCCTGCCTTCTGCCAGACCTGCATAATATGCCCTGTTGGTCAAGCTCACAATTGCCTCCGCCATCTCACGGTCTGTATCATCATGCTCCCCTATGGTCTTAAGCCACTTATCCACGAATTCTTCCTTATTGATTGGAAGTGTCATATCTGCATGCCTCCCTTACTAACACTATCTAAAACTTCTCGTAGTTCCCTGATTTTATTTAATAGGTCGAATACAATGTCATTTGCGATACTGGTCTTGATACCGGCCGTGGTATAAAATGGCGGTGCTATCTTCCACATCTTTCCTGTATTTTCTATATCCAAATTGAAATAATCCTGGTCCACGTCGTTTACCATTACCTGAACTCTTTCTGCCAGAACTTCAATATCAAACAGTGCATTGTCAATGTCTATTATTGTGACATTCTCTTTGTTTTCCATCGTCAATCCTCTTCCCTTTCCGGCTCAGAGGTGCTATACTATAGTTGGTTGAACTTTGGTATAGTGCCTCCAGGCCTATGCTTGTCCTTAACTAATTGGCGTTAGTTAGGGACTTTTTTATTGTGCGCCTCACGCCGGCGCCGCGGCTCACAAGCCTCAGCTCCGTCTTTGTTTCTTCCAACACCAGCCAGTTCTTTACCACCAGACCAGTCTTACTCATCAGTGCCTTCTGGTTCCGGGTCGGCTTCATTGCTCTGCTTCTCCCCATCCGTTTACACCGCCCTCCGCATCATCCTGTCATGAAGTTCATCATGTGGCCCAGAATCATTGCAATAGATGTGTAAATCCTCCAGAACGTTCTGCCATTGAAATAATAGTTCCGTTAGGTCCCAGTTCTGATAGTCCCACAGGAGAACGGCAACGTCCTGGGCGTCCCCTATGGGCTTGTCTGCCGGCAGGCGCCTTAATCGGTCCATGGTATAGAAGTAATCCTTAGTCCCCCACTTCTCTCCGTCGTATTCCTTCTCAACCGGGAACATTCTCAGCAGCTCCATGGGGGTCAACCTGCCGATGGTTTCCATAACCTGCTTAAGCTCCTGGCACCTGTTTTCTATCTCCAGGCAGGACTTATAAGCTTTTGTATGGTTGAACTCTGCAGGATTCTCTTTTCCATAGGCTTTGACCGCCAGGAATATGTATCGTGCCAGGTCGTCTCCCTGTAGCCTTTCTATCCGGTGGGTACCACCATGGATATCCGTAAAACGCCTCAATGCCTTGGTATATTTCCCTTTGCTCTCTACATACGGCACATTTCCAACTATGTTCCAGCTTTTCCATGATTCCTTGATGAATGGTACCAGTATCTGGAGCGGACCGGGGAACATCCTTAACATCTGGATTACAAAGGCAGCCCTCCTTGTCAACTTACGCATCCTGCCCAGGAGCTTCCGGTTCTCTAACTCCGCTTTAAACAGCTCCGTGACGTCCTGCTCGTCGTCTTCATCTACCTTATATACGAAGGCGTCCATCAAGTCAGCTTTAAGGTCTTTACTGCTTATCTTCCGTAAGGAATAGAGCATATTGTTGACGGATATGGTCCAGTCACGGCACCCCTTGATGATTTCATACATCTCATTCAGATATTCAGGCTGTAGGTATGCCTCCAATATCTCACGGCAGGCCTCCATGCCATCGGCATCCACCTGCAGATTCCATGGTGACGTCGGAATCCGCAGGACATGTACCTTGTCCACCAGGCCGGCCGCCTCAATCCGGTCACAGCATGGCTTTGCATATAGCTCCATCCCAGCCTTGGCCATTAATTTCTGAACATCGAACAGCATGTCCGAAACATAGGTCCCATCCTTAATATGGCTCAATACCACTTCTTTGGTTTCTTTCTCCATTGTCCTTACCTCTCCTATATCATTCTTACCAGCTGGTCCACCTGCCAGCATTTGTACATATACAACACCGTCATCACCATTGTTATGATGGCCAGTGCCCGGTGCATCTTATCCGGCTCATTGTTCCGTCTCATTCCTGTTTCTCCCCTTCCTTTGGGCGTTCCAACTTCTCTCCGATTATCTTTTCAATCTTCGCAGGGTATATCCGGAACTCCCACATGGTCTTACCAGTTTTCTCCGGTGGAATTGCCAATCCCAGGTCCAAGATACCCCTGCGCATGTAATTCCGAATCTTCGCCGGTTTCATTCCCAGGACAGGGGCCGCTTCCTCAGGACTTAGCCATAGTCTTGTCACAGGAACACTCTCCTTCCATTACTTTATATTCCGATACACTCTTTCACAGCGGATTCACGTTCTTACCGCTTACAGCTGGATGGCTGCTGTGGATGGATGTAATTGTCAATGTACTATTTGTATGGGGTATAATAGCACTTAAATTCCGACAGCACAATCCCCTCAAATCCGCATAAAATCAAGGTTTTATCAACTAAATTATGATTTATGATAATAAGAAATGGGCTAAAATAACATCTCTATGGAACGCCGAAATTTCCATATTTTTACATCATCTAAAAAATAATTTAGAGGATTAAAAAATCAAATTATTAAAATTTTCTAAACTCAATTTAGGGCAGTTTTTATGATAAGATTGTCAATCTGGGCAGATTTCAATGCACCTTTGGTGGGGAGGACGAGATTTCGTTCCCCTTCTTTTAATACTACATCCTCTTGAATTTTCACCCTCTCGCCTTGCATTTGTCCTTTCGTAAGGCCCAACCCTTCGCACAGCCATCTCACACCATGGTTTTAATGTTTTCTCCATCAAAGCATAGATTATCAAAATATATTCCAACGCTTCTCTTTCCGTCCTCAAGCCACATAATGACATTCGAATCTATGTCATTCGAGCTAACATCTTTGATGGTCATACCGATGAAATCTCTTAAATCCTGACCACAATAAACCTCTTCACCATACTTCATCCCATGCTCATAATCTTCTCTTCTAACAGTCTTGTTATTTTCCATTTGTCAAATCCTCCATTCTATTAGCCTGTCCGACTTATATGTTTACTCTATAGGCCGCCAGCATCTCCCGGATTACGGCTTCATATACAGGTCGCAAATCCTTGTCATTTTCAATCACTGTCAATTTATTAATGGCGTTCAACTGACTGTCATTGGCTCCTGCGATTGCCGCATTACCCTTGGCATTTTTCACTTTCAGATCCAACCGACATGGGCGCTTGCGGTTAAGGCGCTCATAACTCTCCGTTCTCACTGCACGGTGCCTTTCCTGGACGCTTCCTATGTATAAGTAGCCTTCGCTCTCTGCGATTGCAGACAGACAGCTGTTTACCCAGGTTCGAAAATCTACCTCGGCTGGTTTTATCAGCGCCTGGGCAATGGTTCTCTGGTTCTCCTTGACCTCTTTCAGTTCAGCTGCCTGCCGCTCCTGCTCTTTGGCTTGCCGCTTCTGTTCCAGTTCCATATTAATCATAACCTGCAGCTGCGGAGACATCTCTTGCATCCGGAGAACCATCTGTTTAGCCCCATCCTCTACCTTGGTAAAATACTCCCTGGCGTCCTCTGCTTTCTTCCCATTTCCTTTCATGGAAAGTTTCTTTGCAAAATGAGAAGTGATTCTATAATCCTGCGTGACATTGCCCTCGACATTGATGTCGAACCCCCAATAATCAACACCTTCTTCTGCAAATGGATTATCAAGAATATTGGTCTTTGCCCATCTTGAAAACTGCCCCTTTGCCAATTCAAGAAAATCGTACAGTTTCTTTGCTGTGGTCATACCATTCTCATCAACCCCCAATGCAATCTCAATCGGGGTCAACCTTGATGTGTCTCTTCCTGTAAAAACCTCATTAAAAATACCACTCATATTATGTATCCTCCTTTTCTTCTGATTCCTCCAATAGTTTTTCTACTGATACTCCTAAAGCCACTGCAACCTTTTTTAAACTTCTTACAGTGGGACTCACGGTGTTCCACTTGCACAGGCTTCCAGTAGAAAGCTCAGCTATTTTTTCTATTGAATTGATTGAAATGCCAGTTTTCTTAGCCACCATGCAAATGTTGTCATAAATTCTCATATTACTCACTTTATCACCTCCTATTTATTCTGAAAAAATCGCTAAATTATATTGACTTAGTTCTGAAAATATCATATAATCAAGTTGTCAATCCAGATTATCCAAAATTTCAGAGACATTTTATTATTGCTATAATATTTTGCGATTTTTTCAGAATCTTATGATTATATTATATGCGATTTTTTCAGAATGTCAAGTAAATTTTGCGATTTTTTCAGAACATCTAAAAAGGAGTTATCTTATGGACCTGAAAGAACGTATACAGGAATTATGTAAAAGAAAAAATATCTCTATGAATCAACTTGAGCAGGAACTCGGTTTCGGAAAAGGATATATAAGTAAGTTGGGAAAAAGTACTCCTAATGCCACTAAAATTCAACAAATTGCTCAATATCTGGATGTAACAGTAGATTATCTCATGAGAGGAAAAGACGATTCAGAAAGAAACGATATTTATTCTCTTCCTTCAGATATTCGAGCAATTGCTAGAGGAGCCCAGGATTTGTCTCCGTCAAAAAGAGAACTACTATTAAAATTAATACAATCCATGTCAGATAGTGCCGATGAAGAATTAGAAAAATGAAAATACCAGACAAAGCTCGTTATTATTATGTGGCTTATAGAAGTTCAGAATTTATAATTGAAGAAAATATTACTTGTTTCCCCGTATCTCCTTATGAAATTATTAAGCGCCATAAATGGGCGCTAACTACATACAGCACATTGGCAAAAGAAATGTGCTGTGATATTGATGATATCTCCTCAGCCTTTATGACAGATGAGGCATACACTATTTTTAATGGTAAAAATTATACCATTGCTTACAACGACACAAAAGGAACTGACAGGATTTGGTTTACATTAATGCATGAAATAGGACATATATACTTAAAACATTTTATAGACTTTGAAAAGACGATTTTAAGATGTAAAAAATTATCTAAATGTGAATATAAAATTTTAGAGAATGAGGCAAATGCCTTTGCTCGAAATGTGCTGGCACCCGCTCCAATCATTGAGCAACTACCAGAAAAATCAAAAGAAAACATATGTAGTTTTTTCCATATGAGCAACGATGCGGCTAAAACCAGGTTGGATTTATTACATTCTGATATGTATTGGAATAATTATACAAAAGTTACTTTTAAAATAATTTCACGCTTTTTGAATTACTTTAACAACAAACATTGCAATATTTGTAATAGTACATCAACAGCGAAATCTAACTTTTGTCCTATATGCGGCAGCAACTCTTTATTATGGGGGAATGGAAAAATGAAATACCCAGTTAAAATCAAAGTAAATGAAAAAAGCAAAGCATTACGTTGTCCTATATGTGATAATGAAGAAATATCTCCCGAAGGCGCTTATTGTCACATCTGCGGAAGTGAATTAGTTAATCACTGTGCAAATGTTGATGAATTCGGAAACGGTTGCGGTGCTTTAGCATCTGGTAATGCTCGCTACTGCATATATTGCGGATCTGAAACAACGTTTTCGCTAAGTAAACTGCTTATACCTTGGGACAAGGAGCAGGAATCACTGAACGAGGAAATAAACCTTGATGCAATAATTCAAGACTGGAACAAGATTGTAAAGGAACAAGGAGGCGGTGCGTCATGTTATTTACGGGATACCCGACTAGAAAACGGAGGTGATAACTGCATCTGCATTGTTTTCCCTGATTCGATAAACTACGATATGGGGAAAAGGCCTTCCGTTATTGGAGAATTAGAAAGATACATATTTGTTCACTACGGAAAAATGGTATCCTTTAAAACACGAGTATCTTCATTACCTGATGGTGTGGAAGAAGAAGGCCTTCCATTTATTTAGTAATAATTTTGATTAATCAGCCTATGGCTTTTTGATAAAACGAATGGAAAGAGGGAGATTATATGAAAAGTATTAGCAAAACTTTTGGGGGTGTCATCTTATTCCTAGGTATTATTGGAAGCATATTTATTGCTAATTTTTTTGGTAAAGTAATGGATTACCATAGCTTAGAGTTTGAAAGGGATTGGGGTATGACTGTCATACTGTTTTTGAGTTGTGCCTTACCCTCAATTGTTTTATCTATAATTCTATATGCCCTAAGCGAAGTATTGGAACGCCAAGAAGCCATTTTTAAAGCTTTGAATATTTCTATGAAATCCACCAATGAGAAGGCAAGTATTTCGTATGATGATATGGTTAAGGCGAAAACAGCTAATTCCAGTTTAGAAACGCATAGTGGAATCAAGGATATATCAAAATCATCGTGGCAGTGCCCTACATGTGGTCACATAAATGACGTTTCTCAATCCACATGCAGTTCATGTAAAATAACAAGACCAAGTTCCACACTATAAAATGCAAAAAGCCCCTGTGCTACCAACACAGAAGCTTTTCACATAGATTCTCTTACCAGGCTACCCCCGGAAGATAATCCAAACATAGACACTTGGATTATATCATTCCTGGAGCGTCCTAGCAAGGGGCGTATTTTTTATACCAAAAATCAGTTGCGATGTCGCAACGGGAAGGAATAATATTATGCCAAAACGCAAGAAACATCCCCGTCTCCCCAATGGCTACGGCTCCATCCGATACCTTGGCAAGAGCCGGAAGAACCCTTACGCAGTCCACCCGCCGGCGGACATTGATGGGAACCGTCCCCCGGCCCTCTGCTACGTGGATGACTGGATGAAGGGATTCATTATCCTCACATCCTACAAAGCCGGTACCTATACCCCCGGCATGGAGGCCACCCTGGAGCTGCCCGATAACCCTGGTGCCCTTGATTCCCTGATAGAAAAAATCATGGCAGATTACAACCGTGTCAAAGGAATAGAGCCGGACGAGCCGGAAAAGACCTTCTCAGAGGTCTACAAGGCCTTCTACGCCGATAAATTCACGGAAGGGCACAAATACTCAGCTTCAACTGTCCGGGCCATCCAGGCTGGCTACAGGAACTGTAAATCATTATATGATAAAGAATTTAGGGCCTTACGCTCAAAGGATTTGCAGGATAACCTTGACGCCTGTACGTTAAAGCATGCCAGTCTGGAACACATCAAAAACCTATATCGACAGATGTATAAATACGCTGATGGCCAGGGCTGGTGTGATAAGGATTACAGCCAGTATATCAAAATCAAAAAAGCCGATGATGACGAACATGGCGTTCCATTCTCCGATGCTGAGTTAAAAACCTTATGGGAAAACGTTCATAACGTAACTGCTGAGATGATACTGATTATATGCTATTCCGGGTGGCGTATCTCCGAATACCTAGACATGAAGATAGACTTGGATGAAAAATACTTTTTTGGCGGTTCAAAAACCGATGCCGGAAAGGATCGCACTGTCCCTATACACTCGGCCATATTCCCCTTGGTTGAACGGCGATTAAAAGAATTTGGATGCATCCTTCCGTGCAGACCCGAAGATTTCCGGGAGCAGATGGATAGACTGCTTAATAGTCTCGGCTTTGTAAATGAGCCCAAACACACGCCCCATGATTGCAGGCATACTTTCTCGCGGCTCTGTGAGAAATACGGGGTACGGGAGAATGATAGAAAACGCATGCTTGGCCATTCATTCGGCAATGATATTACCAACCGTATATATGGACATCGGGAGTTGGATGACCTGCGAAAAGAGATTGAAAAGATAAAGGTTGTTTTGTGA